TTATTCACCTTTCGTTTGTCCAACTTTTTTCTTAGGTTGGACAGAATTTGTTCTCGTTTTTGTCCCGGCAATGGCCTTGAGACCTTTTTCCGCAAGGGCTGCTTGGTTGGCGGCGGCGGTGTAGACCGAGACCTGTTTGAGGTCGGTGTGGCCAGTCACAGCTTTAATGACATCCCCACTCATGTTCCCTTCGGCCATCCGGCGGGCGGCGGCTTTGCGAAGCCCGTGGGCCGTGCAGTGGGTAAGACCGGCCTCGTTGCAACGGTCGCGAAACCAGTTGCCGAACCCCGCAGGCGTGAACGGCTTGCCTTGTTCAGTGGTCAAAAACGTTTTCTTGTCTCTTGGAAGCGGACGGATCGCATCCGTCAGGGCGGGCAGCATGAACAGATCAAGCTCAGCGTCGGTCTTCACCTGCTTAACCTGAATGTGTTTGCCCTTGATTTTGTCCCACCCCATCAACACCACGTCGCTGCGGCGCTGTGCCGTGTAAAGCAGCAGGATCAAAGCTAGGCGCGCCTTCGTCCCTTCGGGATGACGGGCCTCATAGGCTGCGATTTCCGCCTCAGTCCAAGTGTGGAAGCCTTTGGTCTTTTTCTTGAAGCCTTCCACCGCTTCGGTGGGGTTGTGCGCGATCCATCGATGGGCGACGGCGTGCCGCAGCATAATTTTCAGAATGGACAGGAGACGATTTGCCGCCTGCGGCGTGTCAGCCATCGCGCCGATGATAGCGCTGATATGCTCAAACCGAAGGTCGCGAACCATACGATGCCCGTGCTTCTCGCGGAAACGCTCGATAATCAGACGGTAGGTTTTCTTCGTGCTATCGCGCAGGCCCGTGAACTTCGGCGAGCGATAATAAGATACCGCCAGCGCATCGAAGGAGCCGGATTTCGTGCGGCTCGCTCCGATGTTGGCGCGCCAGTCGGTGACGCCTGCAAGAGCTTCCGCATATGCCTTTTCAAACTCCGCTCCAAGCGGCGGATAGGGCAGATACGTGTCCACGCCCTTGGCACGAAAACGAATGCGCCGCTTTTTATGGCGGTCGATCACCAAAGAGCAATGCTTCGGCAGGCCATTGCGGCTCTTGCGCGTCATTTCAGAACTTCATCCCAAGTGTTATCAGATGCCGCGCGAGACTGTTCCGCGAACGACGCGAGCGCCTCAATGCGCCCATCAGGATGAATCGTGATTTTTGCATTCTCAAAACCGGCCTCAAGCGCGGCCTTGAAGAGGCGCTTTGCGTCGTTCTGCCGGATGCTTGAAGTGCGAGCCATCTCTAAAACCTCATGACGGTGGACGGCCCCCGAAGGACAGGGGCCGCTTTTTATGGGCGAGTGCTTACTGGCCGGGGTTGTAGTAGGCGGCGCGCCAATCATAGATGCCGCAATCAAAATCAAGGATCGTGCGGTACTCGACGCCGAGCGTGGTCCAGCCCTGTTCACTTGCAATGGACGGTCCAGCCGCGCCGTTGAGGTATCCGTGCATGAGTGCCGGGCGCTGCCCCGGATCGGCGAAGAGATACCAGCCGTTACCATCAAGGCGGTTCTCCACCGCAACGCGCAGTTTTCCCGCAAAAGGATTGGTGTCGTTGATGGTCGTGGCGTTGATCGAGGCGACGAGCTTTTCGGCTTCGGTTTCCTGTGCGGGTCCAACGAGGAGGACAGCCGGAACAACACCAGCCGTGCCAGTGCCGTTTACGTTTTTATGGGTACGCATGTTCATGCGAGCCGCACCCACGCTATCAACAGTGATCGCACTACCAGACGGCTTTTTAGTTCCGCCTTCGATGATCCACGAGACATTGTTGCGGTCAGGGTGGAAAAGCGGTTTGCCATCGCCGAGAACAACACCAGCACGATTATTCGCCAACAAGAGATTCGCAAAGCGATCACCCTCCGCTTCCGCAGCAGAGTACGCCGCCGCGCGCAAGTAGCCGTCAATTGCGCCAAGATCATCGTTGATGATTGCTTTACGACCGATTTTGAAGGCAATGCCAAACGTTTTAAGTTCCAACCCCCAGCTGTCCTCCTCGAAAGTCCCGTACTTGACCTCGCCATTTTCGAGGATTTCTTGCAGTTTCGGTGCCTCCCCAGGACGAATGAAAGTCTGTCGGCGGAAATCGCGGGCATCGCGCCTGATCGAAAGGGCTTTAAGCGGGCTGGCGAGGGGCTCGTAACGCTCAACCAAGGTGCGATTGGCACCCTCTTCAAACAGAAGAGGGAAATCGCTGGTGGAGTGCGCTCCGCGAGAGTGGAAGCCGCCAAGGCCGCCGCCGCCCATCAAGAAAGCAGCGACCTGATTATCGTCCATCGTGCGGGTGGAAACATTTGCTTCCTCCAGCATATGGCGCCCGATCTGGATCAGCGAGAGGCCAGACAGGGGATTGTTCTCAACACGCGACGTACCGCCAAGGCGCGTGGCAACGGCGTCCATAACGAAACTCCGGGTGTCGCCCTGCCGATTATTGAGACCGGTGTGGAGATTCAATCCAACGCGGCTATCGGTGCGGATTTCACCGTCGCGTTCCGCCATAGTGTTCAAGTAGATGCGGCGAAACTTATCCATGGAACCATTGCTCCGGGTCACAATATCGTTGAAGTCTCGATCCGAAATCCCGTAGCTGCTCGCAGTGCTACGGAAGTTCATAATCGCGTTAACATCAGCCGCCGAGAAAGAGCGTTGGCCGACAGGCGTACGGCCTTCGTCGCCGTCTTCGTCGTGGCCGATATCGATATCTTCATCCAGAATTTCTTCCGCCGGGGCGCGGCGGGTCGTGGTGGGCTTTTTAGCCATTTTCACATTTCCTCGAATTGTTGCGTTGGGATCGGCGGGAACGGAGACAAGGGAAATCTCGGTCGGTTCCCAGCGAGTTACGGTGATGACCGGAACGCCGTTGCGCCCGGTAGATTCTTCGGCTTCCAAGATGCGGTATCCCGCGCTGACCTTGTGGAGCATGCCGTCACGGACCAATCCGAGAGCGGCATTGCCGTTATCGTTGTCGGCAAAGCGCACCTTCATGTGAAGTTTGCGGCCTTCGAAGCGGGTTTCGATAACCTGCCCCAAGATGTCCTTGACGCTGGTGCTGCGGTGGCTGTCCAGCACGGGCATATTTTTCAGGCGGGTCGCGACAACCGCCTTGCGGGTGCACAGCAAGATTTCGTCGCCGTAATACCGGCGGACTGGCGTTTCGGTCGCCGCCACAACCCAAATCGTGCGTTCTTCCTCATTGAGCGTTTCCGGCTGGAAACCCCAAGTGCGGTGAAGGTCGCTGTCAGCTTTGGCTTTGCGAAGGGCGGTTGCCATTCTTAGCCCTCGTCGCTGGCGCGCAGCGCCTTGATGACGCGGCGAGCAATGGCGCTGACGTTGACCGAAAGCAGGACTTCCGCCGCCTCATAGGAGATCGCGTCGGTTGCGGCGAAGGCGGACGCGGCTTGATCCTTCCAGTTGGCAAGGCTCAAGAACAACATGTTGCTCCAGCCGGAACCATCTTCGGAGGCGCTGTTGCCATCGACAAGGCAGAAGACGCAATCCGGCTTGCCCGTATTGTGCCATGCGTCATCGACGGCAATCTTGATTTCTTCCGATCCAGTGACGACGCTGAACGCCTGTTCCAGATCGATGCCGAAGCGGGAGAGAGACACCGCGATGCCCATCATGCAGGCTTCGCGAATGTCATAGCGACGACGCGAGCGAGGATTGTCCTCTCCGCCTTCAATCACATGGCCGAAGTCACAAACACCACGTTCACGCCACATGCGCAAAGTGATGGGGGCCACGCCGAGAGCCTGCGCGACAGCGCCAGCGAAAAAGATAGTTTTGAGCTTATTCATGAGTCGCCTCTTTCAGTTACGATAGTAACGAGAATGCACGAACGGTTTACGGAGTCAATTCAGTTACAGGCGTGACTCAAACAATTCGTGCGCTCTTGAAAGAGGCGAGGAGTTCAATCGTGAAATCGGAGGCGCTGTCACGAAGGTAGTGGTTCTCAAGGAAGAGAGCGGACTTACGCTGCACGTCGGCGAGCGTGACGCATGGATGGGCGGCGAGAGTAAGCAGCGCCTTTTCTTCGGCGTCGGCTTCCGGGGTTCCGGTCGGAACGCCGCCATCCGTGCTGGTTGCCACCCAAACGGCGTAAGCGTTCTTCCACGCTTCGATAACGTCTTCCAGCGCCGCGCTGCGAGCCGGTTCAGGCTGGCGGGCAGGTTCAGAACGCTTGAGCATGTCGTGGACTTCCCGGAGGCTGTCCAGCAATTCATCCAACGTGTCTTCCGTACCGTTGGAAATGGCGAGAACTTCATTCGTGGCAAAGCCGAGAACCTTGCGGTCCGCATCGCCGACATAGTACACACCCGGCCTGTCAGCGGGGTCTTTTGGTCCGCTAAAGATATCGTTTGAGGCGCTGTCAGCGACGGTTGCGAGGCAATTCAGCTTGTGAAGCTCGTATTGAAAGTCATCAACTTTGCCGAGGATCACACAGATTTTCTCGGCAGCGCTTGCGCCGCCTGCGGTTTTCGTATTATGTTTCATTTGCTTAATGCACCTTTCCTAAAAGGTTGGAAAAGCGGACGCGGTTTCTCAGGCCGATGCGTCCGCTTTTTTCGTTTCGGAGGATTTCATTTTTGCGCGAAGAGCCAAAACAATCTCAGCATTCTGGGAGCGCAGGTTCTTTGCCGCCTGCGTTTCAAGCCAACGCTTCACATCTTCTGGCAGATTAATTTTCACCTGAATTTTATGTGTAGACATAGTCGCCTTCTCGATGGACCAATTATGTCCATATGGACCAAAAATGTCCGTGGCGTCAAGGACAATTTTTGTCCATAGTTTGGGTATGACAGACACCGATACCGTGCAATTCAAACTGAACCTCCCTGCCGCTCTAAAAAAAGAGCTGGAGATTATCGCCCGTCGCAGCAACCGTTCGTTGTCAGCGGAAATAATATCGCGACTAGAAGTGTCGCTAGATATGCAGGTTAGCCCGGATAAATCAGGAATTTTGAATGAGCGCTTAACTATCGAGCGTGAACGCGAAACGCTCAAAGTCCTCATCTCTGATTTGAAAGAGGAACGGAAAGCACTGATCGAAGCGACGGATAAATTAACGGATAAGCTTCTTTCGATGGGTACGGAAAAGCGCTGAAAGCCGCGTCACCGCACGGCTTCCAACCCCCATGCATCCCAACCCGGACGCACTTCGCCGCGACGGTTAAGCTCGATTTTTGGGATATTTGGAAAGTAGCTTTCGATCATTTCAAGGCTTAGTTCCGGTTTCGCGGAATGGCTGCTGACCGGTGCAGATATGACCGAGCGCCACTGCGTTCCCATGGCTGGCGCTGGCACATCCCCTTTCGATCCGACAAGGATCAATTCATGCTCGCCAAGAAACCAATATCCGGTCCCCCGCCCGTCGCCGGGGCGCTGTTTGGCCCAAACCGCATGTGATTTGTATTTGAAGCCCCAAGCCTCCATGACGCGCAGCGCGTCGGGCAGCATCGGTGCGGTGGCCCACAAGAACAGCACGCAGTCCTTCGCCGCTATGGAGCTAACATCGCGAGCGCAAATCTCGTCGGTCGCGGTCGTGGGATAGTGATTATCGGGAGAACGATCCATACCGCTTTCGCGGCTGTATGGCTCAAAACGCCATTCAGGGTCAGCAAGGATGACACCATAGCGCTTCTGCGGAAGCGCCATGATGTTGCTCGCCAAGGTGATTTCGCGTTGCTCCCGACGCTGTTTCTTATCGGCCTGCGCAGCTTGGCGAACTTTCGAGATCGGGCCGGACAGTTCCTTGCGCAGACGGGCTTTCGTCGGCTCGTCACCGCCGTCCAGCAGATCATCCAGCACCCGGCGAACAACGCCGGGATCGTGTTCAATCGCATCCCGGATTTGCCGCGCATCGAAAATTTCCTTGGCGCTGATACCGAGATCGACCACGCGAGGGATATTCTCGTTGGAAATATCCCTCTTGCCCTGTCCGCCATGTTTCTGAACCTCGCCGCGCTCCTGCGCCGCGTCGTATTCGTCAGCCAGACGGCGTTTCGCGAGGCTTTCAATTTCCAGCGCATCGGCCTGCACCCGATAGGCGCGGGAAACAACTTCGTCGTGGGCGTTCTTTACCTTGACGAAGCGTGCGGCATGTTTTGCGGCGCTGTAGGCGAGGCCCGCTTTGTCGCGAGCCTCAAGGATTTCTGCGGCGGAAACCGCGCTGGCGAGTGCATTTGCAGCTTGAGAAACAAGCGCCGAAAGCTTCGCGGGTGCGGATATATTGGATACGACCAGCATCAGAGACCGTCCGAATAAAGGCTTTCAACGGCGTTTTGCGTCTCCCGCCCGATCCGTTCCAATACGTGATCCGCTACGGCTTGGGGGCTGGATGCGCCGTTGATGTGGATCACCGGGCTAACGCTGACTTCGAAGGTGTTGCCGCCGTGTGACGCCGTAGGAGATTGCGAACCCCGCGCTGCCGCCTGATATGCTGCGTTCGGGGAGATCATACCGGACCGTCCAGGCGAAAACAGTTCCGGTCCTTTCTCGCCTACAAGATATGTTCCACCAGCGCGGACAGGCCCGCCGCTGGCGCGAGCGCCGTCAACAGCCGGTTCATCGCCACCGCCGCCAAGAAACTTCGGCCAGCGGATGGAGCCGGTAAGATCGATATTGCCCACGGCGGCAACGATGCGGCTTGGGATCGTCTTCACCCATTCAATGAAGGCATCGAACTGCGAAACCATGCCGTCCCAAAGCTTCTGGATCATCGCCACACCCGCATTGTAGAGGGCGACATGACCGGCCACGAATTGCTCAATGATCCGGTTCGTCATGTTGCGGGCGTTGTTGCTGATCGATTCCACCTGATCGGCCCCGAGAATTTCGCGGTCGAACAGCCCGGAAAACATCTGCCCAAGCTGCGAGAACTTTTCGCCCACCCATCCGGCGGCGTTGCTGACAGCTTCCAACGCCGGGGCCATCTGGTCAAGATAGGGTTGCAAGCGCTGGATGACGGGCGCAAGCTGGTCGCCAATCGCCGCCGCTACGCCCGACAGGGTGGCCGTGATGCGGTCCCAATATTTGTAGATCGTTGCGCCAGCCGCACCGACCGCCGCCGCGCCGAGCGCAATACCGAGCCAAACCGGCGCGGAGATCGCCGCCAGCGCCGCGCCCACGCCCGTCAGTGCGCCAGTGATGGCGGTAAAGACGCCCGCCGCACTGCCGAGGCCGATAAGAGCGTTTATCACGCCGCCCATCATGAAGAGGCCCGCGAACCGCGCTGCCGTGGCGGCGATGCGGAAAGCGACGATTGCCGCCGTGGTGGTTGTGATGGCCGAAGTGAGGCCGGGATATTCGCGGGCAAGCTCGCTGATACTCGTCACCATCGGGCCGAGACGACCAAGGATGCGGTTCACGGCGGGCAAGAGCGCATCGCCGACGCTGATAGCCAGATCGGTCACACGGTTTTTGAAGATTTGGAGGCCGAACGCCGTGCGCTGCGAAGCGGTATCGAACTCCTTTGAAGCCGATCCGGCATATTTGCTCTTGTCGGCAATCAGGTCCAACACCTGCGCCAGCAGATCGCCGTTCGAAATCAGCGGCCCGAGCGCGCGCGCCTCGTCTCCGAACAGATCGGAGATAGCCGCTGCGCGGACGGAAGCGGGCAATTTGTTGATGCGGGCCAGCACGTCTTGCAGCGTTCCGACCGCATCTTTCTGCATCGACTGCGCCACGCCCTTCGCGGACAGCTTGAGTTTTTTAAACACGGCCACTTGCCGCGCCGTCGCGCTTTCGCCCTTCGTCAGCGCCCGCCCGACATTCAGGAGGCTGGTACTTGCCACTTCCGCCTCGAAGCCCGCGCCGGTCATCGCCGCGCCGATTGCGGCCACCTGTTCCGCCGTCATGCCGAACTGGCTTGCCATCGGTGCCACGCGGCGCACCACATCAAGGATTTGGGGGGCGCTGGCGGCGCTGTTGTTGCCGAGGTGGTTGATTGCATCGGCCAGCGAGGCTGTGTCATCCAGCGACAGGCCCAAGGCCGTTTTGAGCTTGGCCAGCGCTTCGCCGGTCTGTCCTGCCCCGATATCCCATGCCACGCCGACCTTTGCGGCAATTTCCGCGAACTTCGCCAACTCGTTTTGAGCGATACCAGATTGACCGGCCGCAGCGACGATTTCAGCAATGCCGGTCGCGGCCATCGGGATATTCAGCGACATTGCGCGGATGTCGTCGCCCATCTGCCGGAACGATGCTGCGGTGTCGAAATCCACCACCTTGCGAATATCCGACATGGCACTTTCAAATTCCACCGCCGCGCTGACCGGCGCGGACAGTCCTTTCCAGAGCGCGTAACCCGCGCCCACCGCGTCCAGCATTTCGCCACGCATGGCGGAAAGCTGCCTGACGTTCCGTTCAGATTGCGCCGTAAGCCGCTCCATGGCCCCCGCGATTCCGCGCGAAGGCCCGGTGAGGCGGTCAATCAGGCTGACGACCAGTTTTGATTCCAAAACACTCATTCGGTGATTCCATGTTTCCGCTTTACGTGCCGGATTGCGGCTTCGTAATAGGCGAGGGTTTTAGCGGGCGGGAACGCCTCCACCATCGGGAGAGGCGTTGCCGTTTCAGCCGCGACGACTGTTACGATGTCGATCCAGTCGCCGCAGTCGGGGAGTTTCCCAAGAGCGGAGCCACAACCTTTTCGATTTCGTGGAAGTCATCCAGTTCGATCTGCTTGAAGGCGGGCAGCGGGATTTCAGCGATGGAGGAAAGCAGGGCGAGGCTCTTGGCGATGCTGCCCTTAAATTCGTCGGTTACGATGAGATCACCCGTGCGGGGCTTTCGAAAGGTCAATTCCTCGTACTTCTCGCCGTTGTGGCTGACAGGGGTTTTGAGGGTGTACTTGACGGTCATGTTTATTCGCCTTTCATCATGGCTTTGAGGGTTTCCGCAGTAATGCCGCGTTTGGTTTTGGGAGCCGGGCGTGGGCGAAATTCCGCCAGCACGGCTTCCATCTGGATCAAATCGCCCACCGTCAGATCGTCCAGATCGATCAAGCGGGGTTTCGGTTCAGTCATGTTTTTTGCCTTTCAGAGCCTTCCTTTTCTTCGATTTGTAAGAGCCGGACGCCCGGCCCCGATTGCCCTCCTTTTCCCCGGTCGGTCGGTGATTCCGATTCCACGCATTTGGCGGTGGAACCCCCCTGTAAACATTTGCACAGAGGGAAAGCCCGCACTGCCGCACACCCGCTCCTTGGTCTCTTTTGGAAAAGGACCCGTTGAGGGGGGAGGCTGGATGCTGGTCACGCATGCGCCGCCTCCATCTCGCGATGACGGATTTCCAACTCGCGAAACCAGATGAGTTGCTTGACGGTCATGGTGAAATGATCGCCGTGCAGTTCGGCGCGGCCCACCATGTTCCCCACAAAGGTGCGTTCACGGTCGTGAAGGAACGCAGCTTCGAGCAGCATGCGCCCGGTCTCAATGATGTAGGCAGCAGCGACCGGCGAACGGGCCGGTTCCGCCTTCGGCGCTGGCTCCTGTTCCCGATACACAACCTTCTCGACAACGCGCGGTGGCTTGTCGATCAGCGCCACCAGATCGTGCAGGCAAGCGCCAGCGCTTTCCAGCGTCCGCATGATTGCGGCCACGGTCGCGGCAACCTCGCCAGCATGGTCACTCGCCAGCATGGGCAAGAGCTTCCGCAGTTTCGTGATTGTGTTCCTATCGAGATCGGCCATCGGTTCAGCCTCTAGCCATGCGCTGCGGTGGAAGCTCGCCACCAGCCAGTGCGGTTCATGCCCGGCTGCGCTTGCCGCTGGTCAGGCCGATTTGAGGGGTTTCGGGCCGAAGCCGCATACACCCTCTCAAAAGCCGTTTTTTCCGTTTCGGCAGTCTCGAAGAGAGAGGTTTTAACCTTACTCACTGAGGTGCTCAAACGTTTGAACCCTATTGCCCTCTTGATCCAGTCAAACCACACCTTGGAAATAATCTTGATGATGTTCGGCAGGTTCTTCCCCGAAACCTGAGGGCGCTCACGAACCGAGATATGCTCGAAGCCCTTCGAGCGCGCCTTGCGGATGGCGTTCTGTACCGAGGTGCGACCAACGCCAGCAATGTCAGCGATTGCGTCAAGGCAAAGATCACAGAAGCCTTTCTGGCGGCAACGATCTGCAATAACAGCAAGCGCGGCGCGTTCGGCCTCAGAATAACATTCACGAATTTCGGGAGGCGTATTAGCAGCGCTGGACCAGACGCGGCGGCGCTTGATCTGCTTCGTGCGCTCGTCCGGCGTCGGGCGTTTGCGGCGCGCCTGCTGTACCACGCGGTCAGCGGCGCGGGCCGATGCCTGTTTCTCGTAGACCTTGGATGCGGGCTTCGTGCCAGCGCCAGTTTCGAAATAATCATCGTGGGCGCGTGCGGAGCGAGAAACGATGCGAGTACGAAGGAGCGCCGCAGACGGTTGATAGTTCGTCAT